TCTCCATCTCAGGCAGATCGACAAGCGCACTGCCGTCTTCTTGCTCTTCAATTCCGATTTCGTCTGGATTTTGTTCTGACATCATTTAGCCTTTTTGTTCATGCTCATCTCGTGCCGCATTGTTCCAACATTCTTGTGGACGACAACAGCTTTTTTCTGGGCAACGTTTTTAGTCTCATCTTCACCATGGCGCATTGCCATGTGACGCTGGGCCACCACGTTCTGCTCAGGGAAGGCATGGAAGTCGTCGTGAGCAAAGCCTTGGTGACGGCCGCCCACTTGCCCGCCTTCTGCGTAGAACTTGATGGATTGGGGCGCGGTGTACTCTTTGCCCTTTGCCTTGGCCTGATCTTCTGGTCGGTCGATCTCGTACTCGCCTTTGTTCTTTTGCGCGTGCTCGATGTGCTTGTCGCTCACATTGTGTGTGAACGATGTTTGGTGACCGATGTTGCTGGTTGACTCAGTCGGCGTGGTCATCAAAATGTGGCCAGCGTCTTTGCCATTCTTTGTCTTGAACCTTTTCTCGGGCAAGAACTCTTCATCCTTAAACCGGGAATCGGTCGGGATCATGTGCGGCGTGCCGTCTTTGTTTTTGCCAACTTGCACCAGTCGTGGGTGCAGAATGTGTTGCTTCTGGTAATCGTAGCGCAGGCCTTCGTGGGTCGTGTGGCCGTAGTGGGCCTTGTCCTCTGAAGTCTTGCGTCCAGAGCCGTTAAAGTGGCCTTCTGGGCCCTCATTTTTCTCGTCGGCAGACAACTCGTTCTCTGAGCGTCCTGTCGTCCAGTACTTGGCGTGAGTGATGTGCTGTTCCATCTTCTTGGCCATGGGCGATCCACGTCTAACGTCAGTCACCATGTACGAGCCTTTGGGCGGTGTTTTGTTGCCCTGCTCATTAATGAAGTCGCCCTTATTGTCGGCCGCCATGATGGTGTTGCGCACACGTGCCTTATCGCGCCCCACGTTCTCAGAAATCTCTTGGCCCTTCTTGACCTTGGGGCCCACGTTGGAGTGGGTCACGTAGTAGCCGTTCTCAGGGTCATGCAACTCGTTGGTCTTGCCGTATGAGTTGGCGATGATTGGTGGCTTGTCCTCTGCCTTGCGCTGTTCGTTCAAATGACGGATGGCGTGACGTGATGACACGTCGGTCTCGTCCACCACGTTGGGACGGAACAGCAAGCGCTGGTTGCCCTTGTCTGCAAGGCGTGCGGCGTTACGCAGTGAGCCTGTGTGAGCCAGTATCCAGTCGTTGGTCATCTTGGGGTCGTGCTTGGCCTGCTCATGAGCGGCCCGGCGTGTAGCGGCGCCAGCATATTGCGACTCAGCGTTGGGCGCAAAGCATGTGCCCTTCTTGGTGTCAACGATACCCTCAGCGTCCTTGCCGCCACCACAGCCCTCGGTCTGGCCGGGGCAGGTGTTGATCACTTTGTACTTGGTGTCTTTACCCTTGCCCGACGTGTACAGGGCGTGACCCGCTACCCCTTTGGACGCAAAGCCAATGTGAGTGCGGCCCTGCTCATCGTGCTCGTGGCGAACGGTGTCCAGCTTCTCGGACTCGTCCAGCGTGTTTGCAGTCTTGCCAATGTGCTTCGCCTCACGCAGTCGATTCAGTGCGGCCTCTTCTGCGGCAGTTTGCTCCTCCACTGGTTTGGCAAAGTGCTCTTTCAGTGTGTCGCGGTGTTGTTGGGCGATCTTGTTCAGGGTCAGCGGATCACGGTGCTCGTCACCATAGACCTTGGCACGCGCCTCGTTCATTTCATGCAGGCCGACAGCACCAACCTTGGCGTTGCCTTCCAGCGTGTGGCGTGGCACCACAATGCCCTTGACGCCGCCAGAGCCTTCAGCCTTGATGGTGACCCGCTTGTCTTGCGGCTCAGGCTTGGCGGCGGCCAACTCGGATTTCATGGCGTCCATGGATGGCTGGCCACCCTTGGCCAACTTCTGGCCACCCAGAGCATTCATGGTCTGGCCCTGAGGCGTCATAGACAGCATGTTGCCCATGCTCGGTGTTGGGCCAGCAGGGGCACCCGGAGGGGCACCGGGAGGGCCGCCAGCAGGCAAACCGCCGGGAGCACCGGGTGGTTGCTCAGGCGCGCCTTGCTGGGGCTGGGGCGGTGTAGGCATCAGTTGCTGGCCACCTTGCATCTTGCTCATGTCAATGCCGCCGATGGGCATGCCACGTGGTGTAGCCACGCCGCCGGGGCTGGGCAGACCAATGTCGCTGGTCTCAGGCGGGAAGAAGTGCTTGGGCGTCATGTTGGGCGCCTCATTGACTCCAATGTTCTTTAGGTCAACGCTACTGCTCTTTTGAGCCAGTGCCATCTTCATTTGGGCCAGTGATGGTTGCACGTTGCCGCCTTCTGCTTTCTTCATTACGTGCGACTCTTTGCCATCCTTCTCTCGAACGAAGTAGCCGTCATGGCCTGCTTGCTTGATGGCCTTCTGGACTCGTGGGTCTTCAACAAACTTCCAATTGCCCTTGGACAATGAGTCGGCCAAGTGTTTGGCCACGTCGGTGATTTGGTTAAAGTCTTTGTGCTTGGCAACGATGTTTGCCACGTTCTCGACGTGGTCAGGGTTCTCGTAGTCGAATGGGTTGTCGTATTTCACTTCGCCACCTTTTGATTTGTAGTTGACATGCTCTTCGGCCGCCCACTCATGAGGGGCAACACAGCCACCCTGAGCAAAGCCAAAGGACTTTTTCTTGAACGGTTCAGCGCGTGGCAGATCAGACATGCCAGCACTCTTGTTGATGCGCGCCACCTCAGCGTCGGTGAGCACCTTGTTGACCTTCATTGACCCGCCGATCAGCCAGTTGCCAGTCATGTTGGGGTTGGTCTTGTAGCGGTAGTGGCCACCCTTGGGTATCTGGTCGGTGATGTGGGCCTTGACGGGCACCACCTTGCCTTCAGCATTGGTTCCGCGCTTGGTGGCCTCAGCCTGCCAGTCCACGTCATCAGGCATCTCCACCTCAGCCCATGCATGGTTGGCAGGACGGCGGTCGGGCGCGGTCAGCTTGGGGTCGGACTTCTCACCGATATGGGTTGCGATGGGTAGATCACCAGCATGCCAGCCGGGACGGTAGGCAAGCGCGCCGATCTTGGACTTGACCTTGCCGTTGGCCATCTCGCCTTCTTTTGCGTCCACCCACTTGTTCATTTCGACGGGCGTGTTGGCGTCCACGAATAACGGGAACAGTTTGCCGGGATGATCTGGGTGGACACGGAATAGTTTGTAGGCCTTGACGCTCTTCTTGGGCTCTACCGATCCACCCTTGGCCTTGGGTTGCTGGCGCTGGGCCAGCCACTGAGCAAAGGTGGGCATGTCCTTGGTGTACCGGGAAGACATTTCCTTGTCGTACTGCTTGTTCAACTGCGAACGCACTTCGGCCAACTGCCGTTGCTGTTCAAGTTGCTTGCGGTATTGCTCAGGAATGGGCATGCGTTACCTCATGGTGTGATTGCATCAATTATGCCTTGGGGTCATATGTTTGGGCAATCAGGGCACCGGCCGTCACCCTGACACACAGCCAGTTCCTTGCACGACCTTGGCGTTGCGCATCTTGATCCACTCGCGGAACTGTTGCAGGGCGTGTTGCTCTGACACCTGTGCTGTGGGGCTGGCAATGACTTCGTATCGGTTTTCGCACACAGTAGTGCGCACACCGTCCTGCTGGACGATCTTTTCGTAGTCGGGCCCGGCTTTGATGTGAATGAAATTGTCATGTGCCATTCTCGTTTCCTTGTTGATGCTAATCTGATTAGTACGGGTTTCTACCTACTAATCAGATTAGTAGGGTCATGAGCCATACGGGTTCTCCCGGCCACGGCTGTTGAATATCTCGGCATCGGTGATGTCCTCTTCCTCGATCTCGTCCCGGCGTGAGTAGTCAATGCTGATCCACCCAGCGTCACGCAAGTAGCGCAGTCCTTGGCTGATGCAATCGACGAACTCATCGTGGACTGTGCCCTCGGGGAATGAACAGATTTGGGACACCATGCCCTCGGCCCAGTCCTTAACGAATCCCTTGCGCACGCCGCTCTCAGGCACCCATACGCGCCCGGCCTTGATGATGTTGGCCACGATGGACAGGCGCTGTACCTTGTCGGCCCTGCCGGGGTTGTAGGCGATCACGGGCAGGTGGGCCTGCTGTAAGTCTTGGATCAAGCTGATGCCTGCGCTCTTGTCCTCCACGAGGATCACGTCCACCAGCTTGCGGGTCTTGCCCTCGCCGTACACGGTCTCGAACTCGTCGATCACCTTGGGGCGCAGTTGCGGGTACTGGAGGTGGTCTTGCCAGCAGTCGAGGATCATGACGCACATGCCGCCGTCCTCAGGCTTGAACACGCCCAGCGTGATTGATCCTGTCGGGTCGTTGATGGTCTTGTCACTGGTGGCGCAGTCGTAGGACTGTAGGACGTACTCCAGCCGGGGGAAGGGCTTGCCGTCTGGCCAGAGCCTGAACCACTCCCGGTGGACGATGCCGCCCTCCTCTGGGTCGATGATCTCAGCGTGAATCTCTTGGCGGCCAAGGTTGGTGCCCTCGTACTGGAGAATCTGCTTCTGGAAGGACTTGGCCAAGTTGGCGATGTTGCTGTACGTGCTGGCGCGGGTGATCACCACGTCGTCGCCCTCGCGCTCGATCAACTCCATCACCACGTCCTTTGGCTTGGGCGTGGTCGAGCAGATCAGCTTGGTGCGGGTTCCCAGTCGGATGCCGAACTGGATCATGTCCCACGACTCACGCAGGTACTCCCATGCGGCCAACTCGTCCAGCCAGCCACCATGGAACTGCGGCCCCCGGAACCGCTCAGGCTCGGACGCCGGGATGCCCTTGATGAATGACCCGTTGATCAGGTGTATCTCGTGCAGGCTGGAGTTGTACTTGGCGATCAGGCCATCAGGGATGACCTTAAGCAGGCCTGAGTCACCCTCGAAGCAGGTGCCCTTCAAGTCACCACTGGTGGGCGCGCTAACCAGCCACCGGGTGCCGGGTTGCTCCCATGCCCACAGCGCCAGCGTCTCGGCGGCCGCACGGGTCTTTCCAGCCCCTCGCCCGGCCAGCATGAGCCAGATGTTCCACCAGTCGCCCAAGGGCTCGAT